CAGATCTCCTTGTGCATATACCACTTGGCATTCGCGGCGTAGGTGGGCAGCTTGCCGACCATCGTCGCGAGGTTCGCCAGGGTCGGGCTGTAGGTGATCGTCTGGCCGGTAGCGAACAGCACCAAGGAGGCGATGTTAGCCTTCGTGGCGTTGAGGTTGTAGACCGCCCAGAGCGCACCGTCGATACCGGACGTGGCGTCCGAGGCGTTGTTGAAGATCACGCGGTCTTCTTCCTTCGCCATCACGAAGGCCATATCGCGGGCCAACGTGGCGCCGAAGTCGATCACCGAGTCCTCGGCAAGTTCCTTCGAGACCTGCGTGAGGACGGCCATCTTCTTCGCGGTCAAGCTCACCTGGGCGAACGTGAGGTCCGACGCGGTGATCGCCGTGTTTTCACCCGGGTAATACACCGTGGTCGACGCGGTGGCGTTGGGGACCAGGAGCGTATCGGAGGACATCGGGTAGATGCGGCAGTTCTGCCGGCCGATCCCGAAACCTTCACGCAGGTAGATCAGGTCGCTCGAGAGCGGGTCCGGAACGGTGAAACCACCAGCGGTCGTGGTTCCTTCCGACTGCGCCTTGAGGTTGTTCTTCACCCACTCGGCGGCCTTCTTGTTGCCCATGATCGAGCGGGCCCACTGGCCGAATGCGTAGGCCTTGAAGTTGGCCTCTTCACGGGTGCCGGTGAACGGGTTCTTCACCACGCCGCCGGACTTCCAAGGCTCGTCGATCTGGGCCGGCTTCGCGGCCACGGGCTGCATCTCGCCGAGGGACTTGATGGCCTCGATGCGCTGGGCGATCTGCTCGGCCTCGCCCATGAGGGACTTGACCTGCGCCATGTCGCCATCGGGATTCGACGCCATTTCGCGGGCGGTGGCGAGGAGCGTCTGGCGCTTCTCGCCGAGTTGTTCGATGTTCATCACACGATCTCCAAGAGGTAGTTGATGCGGGCCAGCATATCCTCCCGCATCGAGGTCGACGTGGCCGGAGGAACCTCCGGCGTGAAGTCCGTCCCCTTGGTCTGGCCTGCGTCCCGCAGGAGATCCCAAACCTCCGGTGCCAGCCGCTTGGCATCGGACCGGCTCAGGCCGACTGCATCCCGCAGTCGACGCTCGACGCCTCGGAGCGTGTCTGGCGAGACACGCTGGAGGCTCTTGGTATCGAGCTGCATCTGGCTGACCATGTCGCCCAGACGGCTCGCGAAGGTGTCCAGGAGGGCCACCACGAAGGCGGACCGCTCGCCGGCGGGCATCATGGCCACTCCCTCGATTCCAGAGCAGAGGGCCTCGTAATAGGCCTCGATGGCCTCGTGCAGGACCTCGAAGCGCAGCTCCTGTGAGAAGGCTTCGTCGGCGAACGTCGCCGGGTCCATTCCCTCCGCGGGCGGTTCCGGCATCGGCTCCATCTCGCCCTCGCCCATCTCTGGCATCTCCATTTCGCCGTACCAGTCCTCGATCGACTTCACGCTGTTCCTCCACTCCGCGGGCGTTGGCGTGATCGAGGCTTCGGCGATCGGCCACCGGGTGATCTCGGCCGCGTTGCCGACCGACTTCCGCTCGACGAGATGGCCCGCGGCGCCGGAGCTGTAGCCCATCTTGCCTTCCTTGCAGAGCTTGGCCACCATCGCGGCGTACTCGTCGGCCATGTCGAGCTGCGCCTCGTACCAGAGGCCCGTGTCGTCGGCCTTGATGTAGCCGGTGCCGATCGACTTGCGGCCCACCTTCGAGTCCATACCGTGGTGGTAGTACACGTTCAGCGGGATACGCTGGCCGGCCTTGATCGGGAATCCAAAGTCGGTCCTGGCGGTGAAGTACTCGCCCTCGAGGTCCGCCTGGGAAGGATCGCCGAACCGCACCAGATAGCCCTTGACGTGCCCGAGGCGGTCGCTCTTGACCGCGCCTGCGATGATGGTCGCCATATCGTCCATGCTCCGATTATCCCACCTCGAGCTCTTTGATCGGTTTCACGCGTGTCGTCGGTCCCCACCGCGGGTCCATCCGGACCTCGACCATGTCCTCGATCGGGAACCCTTGATCGAGCAGATCGAGGCGCCGCGGGCCGAGGATGCCGAGCAGGTCTTCCCGGCTCAATCCCGCCATTATAGTCTCGGCCGTGACCGGGCGCGGACGCAGGTCGGGGATCGAAGGATCACCTGTTATTTCCGCGAGGCTTGGCGTCACCGGGACCATGACGCATCGGCAGTTGGGATGGCTCGGCATGATCTCCGCGGTTTTGTGCAGCGTCCCAGATAGCGCCAGGCACGCGGTGCAAACGCGGGCATCCTGCGTCGCCACGCGGCGATAGCCGTTCACCGCGGGGTTGCTCTCGTACTGGAGCCTCTGGGCTTCGCGGCCGGCGCGGAGCATCTCGGTCCTGGCGATGGTCTCCGCCCGCCTGCGAGGTAGGGTCGCGAGGGCCGACATCTCACGGGCCACCGCCCGCGGGTTCCGGCCTTGCGCGATGCCATTGGACAATGTGAACCGCAGGGCCGACGGGACGTCCTGCGCGATCGAGTCGAACAGCTCGGCCAGCGGGGATCCATCGCTCGAGAAGCCGACGAACGATTGGATTGTCTCGGTGCTGAGTTTGTCGAAGCCGGAGAGGATCGCCGCGGCGCGGCTCGGATCCCCGCTCGATGCAAGGAGCAGCTCGCCGGTCCGCGCATCGACGAACTCGAGGGCCATCTGCTGGCCGTCGGAGACCACGCGCACCGCGTCGCCCGTCGCCCGCTGGAGTTCCACCGCCACTTGGTCGATGAGGGATTCGAGCCGATCTCGCATCGCCAAGGCCGCGTCCGCAAGCGGTTTGCCTTGGGCCTCCCGCTCCTCCAGCCGCTCCTCGAGCGCCGCAAGCTCCCGCTCGAGCTGCCGCGTGGCCGACTGGTAGATGCGCCGCATCTGGCCGACCGACTCCTCCTCGCCGCGGAGGAGGCCATTGCGGAACGCCTGGGCGGCCCGGTAGATCTCGGCTTCCTGGCCGGTGCGCTTTACCGCTCGGCCGGAGGTATGGTCGACCACCCGTAGAAAGGGTGGCTCTCGTACGGCACCTCCGAGCCGTGGTCGCATCCGTTGGCCTTGGCCGGGAGCTTCTCCCCGCGCATGATCTTGTCGCGGAGCCGCGCCGCCCAGACCTGCCCGGCATCGCCGCCCCAGAGGTCCCAGGCCACGCGGCCCGGAGACGGGAAGCCATCCTCGCCGTCCTCGAATCCCTCGGCCTCCTTGTCGACCTCGTGCCGGCTGAAGAAGGAGTGCATCCGCAGGATGGTGTCCTCGCTGATCAGATCGCCGTTCACAATCTGGTTCGCCCGTGCGAGGCCGACGCGGGTCCCGCCGGGCTGGCCCTCTTCCTTCCAACGCAGCGCCCGCCTCGCGGCCTCCTGCATGGCCGCGTTTGGGTGCGACTTGGTCGCATCGATCTGGGCCGATCGAATCGGCGCCGCGGCCGGCATGGTCTGGGCCGCGTCGGGATGCATGACTCCCTCGTCCTCGGGCGCCGCCTCGAGGCCCGCGATGCGTTTGGCTTCCGCCAGGTCCGCCACGCCGGCCTTGTAGAGTCGCTCCGCCCGCTCCGCCTCGCTCTGACGGTCGTCCATCAGGGCGCGGACGCCGGAGAGGTCGTACTCGACGAAGTCGCCTTCCTGCGATTCGGGGAAGTCCGGCAGGAGCGCCACCGTGAGGGTCTCGGCCACGGCCCGCATCAGCGGCACCATGCCGTCTTCCCAGGCGGCCTGCTGGGCCCGCTCGTAATTCGAGTACGTCGAGCGGTCGAGGCCCGATCCGAGGCCGAGCACCATCGGGTTGAGGCCGAGGGCAGAGCAGATCCGCTCCTCGGGGACGCGGCGGACCGAGTCGAGCGCCAGCTCAGCGGGCGTGAGGGACACCTTGTCGAGCTTGTACGGGCCCGACATCACAACGATGCCGCCGGCGTTGTCGCCCGTGAGGTTCTCACGGAGGCTACGCTTCACTTGCTGGGCATCGTCCGGACTGATGTCGACCTGCGCGGATCCGTTGGCGTCGGGGCCGACAATGATGCTTGGCATCGCGCCATTCGAGAGCAGGCCGAAGGCCGCGGAGCTGGCGGTATTGTCTGTCGCGATCTCGCGGAGCACCGCCTGCACGGTCGAGCGGCCCAGGCGGATATCGGAAGGATCGCGTCCATACCGGAAATGGATCACGTCCTCGACCGGGAGGTCGTACTGCCGCCCATCGGTCGTGTACACGAAGTGCGTGAGCGGGTTGCGTCCATCGCCCACCGGTCGGACCATGTCCTGCGGCAGGTACTGGAGTGCCACCACCTGCGATCCCGGTCCGGCGAGGCGCTGCTTCCGCAGGTACGCGTTCCCGAAGAGCTTGTAATCCTGGATCACCCATCCCCAAAGCAGGTTGCCGACCATGCCGGGCTCGGGTTCGCTGAGGAGCTGGACGATCGGGTGGTCCTCGACGGGCTCGGACTGCTGGGAGTCGACGCGCCGCATGACCCGCGGGGTTCCTTGGGGCCAGTTCCTGATGTACCAGTCCATCGCCGGCGCGATGACGCTGTTGAGGCCGAGGTCTCCGGCAACGTTGGACCAGTCCCGGTGCGATCCCGGCAGGACACGGCGGAGCATCGATACGAGCTGGCCCGAGCCGTATCCGGTGAGGTAGATATCCCGCGATTGTCCGAGCGGGAGCGGAAGCGGCGCGGATGGATCGGCCATTGCCTTGCGCCCGAGGAGGCGATCGAGGATACCCATGATCCGATTATCCCATGCCAAAGGCCCCACGGGCGTGGTAGCGCACCGTGGGGCCTTGCCTTAGTTCCGCGATTGGATTCTACCGCCTTTGGTGAATGCGTTCACCGATCCACCGCATCACCGGCACCGCCATGCTGTTCCCCAGGGCCTTGTACCGCGGTGAATCCGGCGTATCCTTGCCACCGGGCTTGATGTCTGTCCATCCGTCCGGGAACCCCTGAAGCCGCTCGCATTCAACCGGGGTGAGGCGTCGAACCGCCATCTCGTGCCGGACGAACTGGTAGTTGTGTTCCGCTCCGGCGCGTAGTGCCTGCGCCGTGGGGTTCTCGACGTGCCCACCGCCGGATGCCCACTGCACCTGCATGGGAACAGCCACGTTGCCCTCGAAACCGCCGCTTGTGTGTGCCCGAAGCGTGCCGTACCCATCGACAATTGAATTGTGTTCCGGGTCCAATCCAATAGGCTGTTGCACCAGCGGGGTATTGTTCCCGCCGGTGCCCCATCGCGCCGCCACGGTAGGGCATTGTTCCACAGGCCCCGTAACCCGAGAGTCGTTAGGGTGTGATTCGTAAAGGCTACCGTGCGTCTCTATGTGGAAGGTATCGGATTCACCGTCAAGGCGGTTTCCAATGCCTGGCGTAATGCATTCGGCAACGCCTTCCCGCGCTTCTCGGCGCGGCGGAGGATCCCCTCGCAGGCACGAGGGCTCAAATAGTACCTCTGCGGCACGTCGCGGGTCTCCTGAAGAGTGCGCGACAAGGAAGAGACGGCGGCGGCGCTGGGCCACTCCGAAGTACTGAGCGTCCAGCACTCGGTATGCGAACCCATACCCGAGTTCCCCCAACGCCCCGAGGAAGGAACCAAAATCCCTTCCTCCGCTTGAGGACAAGACGCCGGGGACGTTTTCCCAGACCACCCATTCGGGGCGAAACCACTCAACCATTGCAACGAAGACGAGGGCGAGGTTCCCTCGCGGGTCCTCGAGACCACGTCGGAGTCCTGCAACGCTGAAAGCCTGGCAAGGTGTTCCTCCGACCAGAACGTCAATTGATCCACGCTCAATTCCCCACTCCTTGAACCGCGTCATATCCCCGTAGTTCTTGACTCCTGGGAACCGGGTCGCCAATACCTGCGACGGGAACTTTTCGATCTCGCTGAACCCAATAGGTTCCCAGCCGAGCTGGTGCCACGCCACGCTCGCCGCTTCTATCCCAGAGCAGACGGAAAGATACTTCACGCCTTCTTCCTCCGCCGGTCCACCTCGACCGGGATTCGGATCCGCTTGCCGCAAGACGGGCACCAGCGGAACCCGGTCCCGCGGGGCCGCGTCCCGGCGCCGCACTGGGGACACGGCGGACCGTCCGGCCCGATCCTCTTGCGCCCTGCTTTCATTGGCTCATGCCTCCCTCGGCGCGGATGATGGCGGCCCGTTGTCGCGCCTCTATGTCGCGCCGCTCGGCGAACCCATCGATGGCCCACCAGCCCATCGCCAGGGCCAGCAGGACGATGGACACCGTCACGATGGGGTGCTCTTCATTGCGTTGTTTCGTGGTATGCTTGCGTTGCATCTCTCTCCACCCTCCTTGGCCCGCCGGGATTCCGGCGGGCCAGTTTTTTGTCTATCGTTGATCAATAGTCGCTGTTCGCGGGAGCCATCAGGTCGTTGATCGACCATTCGCGCATCATGATGACGCGGGCACCGGACTTGGACACGCGATTGGCGTCACCGCGAGACCAGCTCGGGGAAGAGATCTTCGCGAAGCGATCGGCGGCAACCTGATCGCCGGTCCAGGAGCGGCCGTCCCAGTTGAAGCCGGCATTGCGAATGATGTCCTTGATCGAGTAGGTGTTTCCGGTGACAGTGTACATTTTGGTTCTCCTCGTCGGTGCTCCCGACACACTCATTATGCCACATATATAGAGGGTTGCCATATATGTGGCATAAATTGTTGGAGAATTTTCAGGACGTCGAAACCACCTCCCAGGCCTCGCTGAACTCACGGTCCGCGAACATTTCCGCGAGACCGCCGATCTGCGTCAACCGCAGCACTTCGTCCGCGTCCATTCCGAGTTCCTTGGCGACCTTGGCGTCGGTCCAATTGCGCCGCTTGAGTTCGAGGACGATGTCGGACATCGCCGTGACCTGATGCTTGCCGCGGGCTCGATTATGCCGGATGGTCGCGGCGATGCGGTCCGACTTGTCCTCCCGATCAGCATTGATGGTGACAACGGGCAGGTAACCATGCACCCGTTGCCGGACCTCCTTGCATTCCTTGCCGACCCGGTTGCGGTGGAATCCGTCGACCACCTCGCGCAGCTCCTCGCCGGCGAAGGTGACAATCGGTTGGGTGTACCCATCCTCCCGTATCGAGTGCTCGAGCAGTCGCATCTCCGGCGGGGCCACGCTGTTGGGGTTGTAATCGTTCGCGTGGACGGAATCCGCAGGCACCCACAAGATGCAGTCCACCGGCTCGGCCGCAAACGGGCTGGCCTTGTGCAACGCCAGGCGGATCTGGTTGATCACCTCGATCTGCTCGGCCAGCTCGAGATCGCCGAGCTGGTCGATGATCGTTTGGGCTTCGGCCATCAAGCCGAGCCCTAGAACAGAAACGTGTTCCATTTCATTCTCCTCTTGTCCATCAGCTTGCGGTACTTGTCGTAAGCCGTGCTTTTGGTCTGCGTGAAACTCAGACCCTTGCACCAATAGTCGTTTCGCAAGAGCGCCTTGACAATCCTGCGCCAATTCGGGCAGCCCTTTTCGGTCGGGCCATCGTCGGGGATGCCGTTGGGGTAACCGCGATCCTCCCACCACTTGAGGAACACCGCGATCTTGTTGGAGTAGTGGAGGCGCGTCTGCTCCGGCATCGACGCCAGCAAGAGCCGGGCGAAAGACTCCCAGGTATGACCGTCCGGTTTGCTGATCGAACGGTATCCCGTCATGTTCCCGGACTCCTGGACATACAATGCGCCACCGTTTGCGCCGTTGACTCGGGCCACAACTCGAGCCCATGTCTCCGGCTCGATCAGGTGGAACAGCCACAAGCCGCGGCGCTGGTCGTCCCCATACGGTTGGCAGATCCGCATCTGCGACAGCGTCAATCCGGCCTGATGCATCCGGTTGTAGAGCTGGTTGCATGGCAACCCGGTCTTGCCGTGGTACGTCCAGATATCCTCGACGGACCAATCGTAGATGGGATAGGCGTTGTACAAACATTCGCCCATCCACGTCGTCCAGGCGAGGCCGTCGAGCATCGACTTCCACCCAGACCCGTTGATCGAGCGATACCGGTTGAGCGACTCATCGGACCGGATACCGACGAAACACGCGCACGGCTGGCCTTGGCCGTACCAGTGGCCAAAGGCCGGGACGAACTCCTCGAACTCCATGCCGTAGGTGGCGAATGGATACGCCGCCATGTCTGTCACCGATCGAGGCGATGGCTGGCGTACCCAGTCCTGCTGCCGATCCGGTTGCCATGCGATCCAGTGCGGCTCGTACACCGATACCGCGTTGCGGAGATGGATCGGGAGAGCCACCCAGTGAGGCTCGATCCATTGCTCATACCGGGCGAACATCTCCTCGACGTGCTCGATGGTTAGCTTGTACTGGGCCTCGAGATCGACGAACAGTACGCCGATCTTGCGGTTCCGGCGCTTGGCCTCGGCCATCACCAGATGCATCATGACCGAGCTATCCTTGCCGCCGGAGAACGACAAGTAGATCCGCGGGAAACGGTCGAAGACCGTCGCGATACGCTCTTCAGCGGCCGCTAGTACGGTCTTGCCTAATCCAACCTTAGGCATTGCTCCACCTCCTGTCGCGTCATCCTGGTCAACGCTCCGTCTTGCGATCGGGCGAAGTACCGGTCGATCTTCGACCAGCTCAGCAGCTCCTGCACCTCGTAGATGCCGGGCTCGAGCAGGTAGTGCATCATGACGCCGCGATTGCCATTTGATGTGGCATTTCGATAATCCTTCCGCCCACGGACGAATTCGCGCTTGAGACCGTATTTGGCATCGAGCCCGGTGATCCGCGCCACCCAAGGTCGTGGTCTGGATGGCTTGTAAAGGTCCGCGACATCGCTGGCACCAATGGACCGGAAAACGTCACCGGCCAGCTTGGTAAGCTGGCCGGTTCCGTCGCCGATCGCCTCGAGTTTGAGGGCGGCGTACATTAGACGATCGATCCGCAAAGGGCTTCGTGAAGGTTGTTGGTGAGCGCTCGCAACGCGTTGTCGCCATACTCCCCGAATTCGGCCCGCTTCGATGTGGGGACATACGGGATGTAGCAGGCCATGACCTCGTTGATCAATCGAGCGTTGTCCTCGAGCAGATCGATGATCTGGTGCATGGTGACATCACCCTGGATATACCAACGGGTCGAATGTCCCCAAAAAACGTAGTACGGGATATGGCGGCAATCGCCATCGAATTGCTGTCGCACGTCGATGGTGCGGTTTCGCCAGTTGATCTCGAGCGTGGCGCGCTGTTCGCCATCGGTTTGCCAATCCTCAGCGAAAAAGATGCTGGGAAGCTTCGTCATCTCTCGGTTCTCCATTGTTTCCGTTTCGCCCTTTGGGCTCTTCAGCACCGGCCTACCGGTGGACGGTGGCCCGGTTTCCCGGGCCTTGGTTTACTTGGCGTTATCCGCGATCCAGTCTAGGACTTCGTCCACCTCAACCATATGAGGGACGAAAGCGCAGATTTGCCGGAAAAGTTCACCGGATCGCTCTTCCAGAATGTCCGACAGGATCGATCGGGTCTTGCCTGCTTCGTCCAAGTTGATCTTGATCTCGAGCAACGCATCCGAAACTTTCACGTACTCATTGATCAGGATTTGGGCGCCTTGCTGAATCGTCGTGGTCTGCATCTCGGTTCTCCTCGTCGGTGTTCCCGACAAGGACATTGTGCCACATATACAAAGGACTGCAAGGGTTGTGGCAAAATAAACCGAGGAATTTTCAGAACGTCATGAAGCGCCACGCCTTGAAGCACTCGGCGCCGCAGAACCACTTGCGGTTGTGCCGCCGCGCCTCGGCCACCCAGTCGCTCACCGGGTAAAGGTCGACGCCGCAACCACGGCACCGCTGGTGCGTGTCCGTTACCGCCGCCAGGCGTACCTCGTCGTCCTGCGCTATCTCCGCCTGCTGGGCGGCCTTGTGCGCCCGGTAGCATTGCATACACCAGTACGACCGAGAATCGCCCAATTGCTGCCCGCAACGCTTGCAGATGCTCATACCGCCGCGAAACTCCTTGCCGCGCCCATGGCGGCCCATGCGTAGGACGCGGCGTCCACCGCGTCGTCGTGACTCCCGATTGGGAACGATAGCAGCTCGTCCGCGAACCACGCCGGCAGGCTCGTCGCGTGAACCACAAGCCCTTGCTCGTACCGCGCCTCGAGCGGCAGGAACCGCGTCACCTTGTCCCGGTCGGGCCGGATCCCGCGCACGGGGAGCCGCGTGGTCCGCAGGAGCTCCTGCACCACCGCCGCCTGGTACTGGACCTGCTCGATCCCGATCACCTTGGGGCGCCACTTCGCCGCCATGTCCTGAACGAAGCGGAGCACCCCATCGAACGGTGCGCGGATCCGCGCCGCGTCGAGCACCCAGATGGTCCCGGCACCGTCCCGCCCCATCGCCACCACGGCGGTCCAGTCGGCGCCCTCCTTGGTCGAGATGGCGAGGTCGACGCCCAGGTAAACCTCGAGCTCGGCCGGCGGGGTTCCGGTCCGGATCCATTCCCGGCGAAGCCTCGCGCCTTCCGCGTCGACGAACTCCGCGAGGTACTCTTGGCGGAACGCGATGCTCGGCAGCATCCGCTTGGCGGCGTCGATCTCCGCGGGCGGAATGTAGGGATTGGCAAGGGTCGGCATGGTCCAGTTCGTCCACTCCTCGTCGCTCTGGGCCGTGTCGAAGAGCGTCTTGAAGTAGTTGTGGCCCTTGGGCGTGCTGAAGAACCAGGCGGACCCGGCGTAATCGGTCAGGGTCGGGCGGATGGCCTGCGTCCACGCCTCCTCGAGGTAGACCGCCATGGCGGCCTCGTCGATGCCCACCCAGGCGTACTTGCGGCCGCGGGCGACGGTGGCGGGTTCCCCGAGCGTCCAGTAGTCGATCGCCGCGCCCGTGAGCAGCTCGATGCGCGGGAACGGGCTCACCACCGCCCGCGAGATGATGGGCGCGAGTAGCCGGCGCTGGTCGTTGTACGCCTCCTCGAGAAGCCGGTAGGTGGGCGCGAACCATCCGCAGGACCTGCGGTGCCGCAGGAGGTTCTCGGCCATGAGGATCGCGCCCATGGTGGTCTTGCCGAAACGCCGGCCGCAGGAGACCACGTTGTAGCGCTTGGCGCCCGCGATGATCTCCCGCTGGCCGGCGTGTGGCCGCGGCAGGACAAGCTCAATCCTGTCTGGCATCAATCCTCCGCTGGGCTTCGTCGATCGAGAGGAAAACAGCGATCGACAGGATCATGAACAGGATGATCCCGACGAGTATCCCGCAAATCCAGTACATGACGGTCATCATTTGGGCTCCTCGTCGGCGAAGCGGACAACGATCTCGAGGCCTCCGCCCGCGGCGCCTGTTACCTCTTGCCGCTCCGACCAGTCTTCGCGCCGTCGTCGCTTGAGCCAGGACTCCGCGGCCCGCCAGTCTCCGTCGGCTTTCGTGGCCTCCACGCGGAGCCTCGCGGCCATTGCGCGGGCCACTTCGGCCTCCGCGCGCGATACAGCCAGACGAAATTCTGGATCATCGAGCCTCCACCTGTTCATTGTTTCCCAGGTCACGCCGTTGGATTCCGCTGCGTCCTTTTGGGTGCATCCGTCTCGCAGGGCTTGCAGGATGCCTTCTTCTACGGCTGGTGTTCGCTTTGTCCAGCGTCCTCGTTTGCCTTTTGTCTCCACTTTGGATACCTCTTCTCGACCGCGAATTCCATCCATTCCCATTCGGTCGGGCAGGACGGGTGCTTGGTTATTATCGGTCCTTTGGCCCGCAGGATCGGCCTCCAGCCGAGCGGCAGGTTCACGGGTGCTCGATCTCGGACGATCGCCAGCTCCATCCCGGTTCGCTCGGTATGCTTTTCGTCCGATCGGATAAGCCGCCCGCTTGGTTTGACGCAGATGATTATGGGTTGATCGTCCCACCATATGATTCGTGCCATGCGCCGTTCGATCCATTGCCAGCGTCCTTGGTAGTAGCAGTTCTTTGCCCGCTGGTCGGCGTTGTATGTGTGGTAGGCCTTGATACGGTTGCGCTCGAGCTGGCGGGCCTTGTATTCGGGATCGGTGTGGTATTGGTCGAACTTGCGGGAGACGTCGATGCGCCGCCGGCATTCCGCGCATTTTCCGAGCGTGGTCTTTCCTGTTTTCGATGCGGCCCGCATTATTTCGAAGCTGCGCCTCGGCTTGAGCTCCTTGCAGATGGTGCATCGCCTCGAGGTCCACTTTGCGATGGGTCTGCCGGTGTTCATTGGGCGGCTTGGTACGCCTCCTCGAGGTTGTTGGTCCAGATCTCCCAGACCGTCCCCGAATCGGCGAGGAGCTCGACGAGCCAGAGCGCGCCGGTGCTGGTGCAGTCGGCCACGAACATATCGGTGCCTCGGGCTCGGACGATGTATTGTTCGAGGTGCTCGTCGTACACTCGCTCGATCCGATTGATGGGCGTCCACCACTTGCACCGGATCGTCTGTCCCTCGATGAGCGCCTTGAGCGCCTGGGGCCCGTTCAGATCGCCGTGAAGGATCACTTGGACATCTCCTTGATCTTGTCGAGCGCGGCCACGGTGGCGCGGGACTTCTCGCCATCGCGTGTGTAGAGCCACGCCGCGGTGAGGATGATGTCTCGGATGGCTTCGTCGTTGTCGCCCTTGAGCCATCGCTGGATATCGTGAACTATCCGGTGGATCGCCGAGAGGTTCTTGATGTCGTGGTTTATGTGGTCGAGCGCCAGTAGCTGCTCGAGCAGTTCGTCGTTACCCATTGTTCTCCCCATCGAAAAGGCCCGGCCGTTTCCGACCGGGCCGTGTCTGCTCACTTCAGCTTTGAACTGATTTCCTTCAGTGTCTCGTTCAGATCATTCAGATGATTCGCGATGATCATCAGGATCAGATCAGTTCGTCCACCATGAGCTTGTTTGTAAAACCCCGTATCACCATCAATTGATGCGCCGAGGCATTCGTCGGCAAAATACCCTCTGCCGGTTTGATACTTGTGTTCTTCTTCTTGCAGAACCCAATCACCGGATTGGTTTTGCGCCATTTTCCGATCCCATTGTTCTTGAGTCATTCGGCGAACGGATCCTCGATGCCATCGGTCTCGTCGACCACTGGCTTCCGGAGCGGCTTGCGGGCCGGTTGCTTCCAAGGCTTGACGCTCTGGATCGTGTTGACCTCGCGACCCTTGGCGGACATGACGGTATCGACCGTGACCGCCCAGGACGCCGCCTTGAGTTCGTCGAGATCGAGCCCGGCGA